TGGGTTGGCACGGACACTAGCAACTGGCCCGTACGTTACAACCTTTTCACGTTAGAAGAAGGCGTAGACGTTACACTAATTAAAGGCCAATATAAATACAGCGTGTTTGAAAGTGACACGCCAATAATAGTAGACGAAAACACGAATACAGACGAATTAAATTTAATAGAAGAAGGCCGCATGGTTGTTGCTGGCGTTGCCGTTTCTTCGATATACGACTAAACAATGGGAATTTTCGATAGATTCAAACAACCTAAAACCGAAGTGCTAGAGGGCTACCAGTCATTCAGTACCCCGTTCGGTAAAATTGGCGGCGGTAACCTTACGTTACCTTACGTAAACGGACGCTACCAAGTGGCTGGCTACGTGCCATTCGGACAAGACAACCTTTTTCCAGAAACTTTAAACCAACTTTACTACATGTCGCCTTTACATGGTGCTATTGTAGACTTTAAAGTAAACGCTGCTATCGGTGCTGGCTACGAAATTAAAACGGACAAGCTTACACCAGACGAAAAGCTAGCGCTTTACACTTGGGAAAAGAAAATGCGTCTTTCAAAGTCTGTTAAAGCCGTGACTAAGCAACTAGTAATGCACCACCGTGTTTACTTTAAGTTGTACTTTGACGAAAAAGGAAAGGTTAAAAGCATCGAAAATGTAAGCCCCGAAAAGGTAAGGATCAATAATAAAAAAGACCGCTACTATTTGTGCGAGGATTGGTCTAGTCGAATTGACGTAGAGGAAATAAAAGCATTTCACCCGCTTTGTGCTGACAAGTGCCAGCTATGGGCCTACGAATTGCCGTCAATTGGACAAGACTACTATTCATTACCGCAATATTCTAGCGCTTTAAACTTCGCTTTCCTTTCGGGTGAGCTTTCATATTTCGCAAAGTCGAACATTCAGAACTCTATTTTCCCGTCTTTTGCTATGCTTTTCCCTAAACGCCCACAAAGCGAAGAAGAAAAGAAGGTGTTACGTGACACAATAGACAGAATGAAAGGCGCCGCCAACGCTGGTAAAGGTGTTGCATTTTTTGCCAATAGCCAAGACCAACTACCAAAAATTGAAAGCATACCAGTAAACCAAAACGACAAATTGTTTCAAGAGGCTAGCGCTTTAAACACAGAACAAATTTGCTTTGCCCATACAATTGACCCTATATTAATGGGCGTTCGTACTACGGGGTCTTTGGGTGGTGGCGCTGACATTAAACAAGCCTACGTAATCTTTGAAAAGAACGTTGTTATTCCATTGCGTGAACAAGTAACCGAAATATTTCAAGAACTATTGAACGTTTCAAGAATTAGCGCTGCGTTTTCTATTAAGAATTTCCAGATTATTAACGAAACAATTGTAGAAGTTGAGGGCGACGCTAGTAAAACGCAAGACGCACTTAACGCAATGTCGCCGTTAGTAGCTACAAAAGTCCTAGATACCATGACACCTAACGAAGTTCGAGCGCTTGCAAGCTTACCACCCGTTGAAGGTGGCGACGTCGTAGCACAACCAGAACCCGCCCAAACATTTAAGAAATGATTTACTTCATAACCGAAAACTACCTAAAGACGAACACGCCAATTACGGCGAACGTAGACGTTACAGACGTAACCCCGTACATTAAAACGCAGTCAGACCTTAGGGTACAACCTATTTTGGGTTCGGTGTTTTACAACGACCTTTTAGAAAAGTACAATGACCAAACGTTAACCAACGACGAAGAAGACCTAGTAACTTTCATTCAGCCCGTGGTAGCGTGGCGCTCGGCAGAGGATGCTGTTTTCGGGCTATCTTACCAACTTAAAAACAAAGGTATTCAAACACAAAACGGCGACTATTCAAATAGTGTAAGCCGTGCCGAGGTTGCCTTTTCAATGGAGCATTACGCACAAAAAGCCAGTTTCTTTGAAGCTCGTTTGTCTAGATGGTTACTAGCTAACAAAAATTTGTTTCCGTTATTCACTAGCTTACAGAACCGCGACACAGATTTACGCCCCATGATTGACGCGTGCGATTGCGTAGGAACTTGTTACGGACGTTGTGGGCAACGTTACAACGACAACGGGTACAACAACGCTATAATGGTTTTCTAATGACAACGAAACTACAAATTTTCGCCTTTGCCGTGTTGTCGGTTTTAGCACCCGTTACACCGCTTGTTTTGGTAGCTATACTTTCAATAGTTTTAGATACGTGTTTTGGTATTTGGCGCAGCGTTAAAAAGGGCGGCTGGGTTTCCATAAGATCGCGACGCCTAAGCCATACGATTAGCAAAAGCCTTCTTTACTCGGGCGCTATTGTGTTTATTTTCCTACTCGAAAAATTTGTAGTTTCCGACATTCTAGGCCAATTCATTGCTATTGACCTAGTGTTAACAAAAATGTTTACTTTCTTTTGCGTAGTTACTGAGGTTAAAAGCATTAACGAAAGCTACTTTTCGGTAACTGGTGTCAATGTTTGGGACAAGTTCAAAGCTTTTGCCCTACGTAGCAAAGAACAATTAGAAGACTTGAAATAAAGTCCACTTTATAGCGCAAAAAACTGGACATTTGCGCCTTTAAAAACACGTTATGCTAACAACTGCCCAAGCCCTAGCTAAATACGGAACGCCAAACGAGCGCGGAACGTACCTAACTACTATTAATTTGCCTTACCCTATGCGCATAGCATGGGACACAGACACGAAAGTAACAAAGATGCGTTGCCACAAAGACGTAGCTAAGGCCTTTTTAAGCGTGTTTAACGAACTTTTAGCCGTCTATGGGTACGAACGTATAGTAGAACTAGGTATAGACCTTTACGGGGGTTGTTTCAACTTTCGCAAAATGCGTGGCGGTTCTAGTTGGTCAAAGCACGCCTGGGGTATTGCCATAGATTTAGACCCCGTTCGTAACACCTTAAAGGAAACCAGTAAAACGGCACGCTTTGCCAGACCCGAATACAAACAAATGCTAGACATTTTCGAAAAACACGGGTTCTTGTCTTTAGGTAGGGCCAAGAACTACGACTGGATGCACTTCGAAATTTCAGCTTAAAACCTTACAGAAATGAAAAAACTTTCAGCTTATAGCCTTATATTTTTGTCACTTATTTTAGCAATAATTGTGACAAGTTGCTCGGCAAATTACCACGTAACTAAGGCAATGAAAAAAGGTTACCGCTGCGACACTATCGAAGACACAATTACGGTATATTCTATTGACTCGATTCCGTACGTTTTAAGGGACTCAATTGCATGGGAAAGGGTAGTATACCAAAAAGATACAATAGTGCGTTACAAGCGTTCTTTTGTGCCTAAAACGCGACTTGAAACACGTATTGAATACAGACTAAAACGCGACACTATTAAAATGCTAGAAAAAGTTGAGGTAGTTAAGTGGAAAACCGAACGTAATAAGAAAACAAAAGCTAACTTGTGGCTTTTTATAATAGGTTTCGGTGCTGGTTTCCTTACAAATTGGCTGCTTAAGTTTTCTAAAAACATTTTATGATAGTAAAAAAACACGCAAAGAACATTCACGAAATACAGTTACAAGGTAAGCAAATAAAAATAGCTATGCTTTCAGACATACATTGGGACAACCCAAAAAGTGACTGGCAAAGATTAAAAAAAGACCTAGACTATTGTAAAGAAAACGACATTCCCGTAATGATTAACGGCGACTTTTTTTGTTTGATGCAAGGCAAAGGCGATCGCCGCGGTAATAAGTCGGACATTCGCCCCGAACATAACAACGCAAAATATTTAGATAGTATAGTGGAAACCGCCGTAGAATGGTGGTCACCTTACGCCCATATACTTACGGTAATTGGTTACGGAAACCACGAAACCGCTATAATAAAATACCAAGAAACAGACCTTTTGCAACGCTTTGTAGACTTACTTAACTATAAGAATGGTGCTAACGTGTTTACGGGTGGTTACGGCGGTTGGTTAATTGTTCGTCAATTGGTGGAAAGTAACATAGAAACTTCATTTAAAGTGAAATACTTTCATGGTTCTGGCGGTGGTGGTGTAGTTACTAAAGGTGCTTTGAACCTTACTAGAGCTTTAGAAATGTACGAAGACTTCGACGTGTTTACAATGGGACATATTCACGAAAACGCAGCCCGTAACGACGTCCGCGACACTATTAATTATAATACAAAGACGGGTTACAGACACGAACATAAAGAAATTCATTTGATGTTAACGGGTACGTATAAAGAAGAATACGGCGACGGATCAAAAGGCTGGCACGTTGAGCGAGGCGCACCAATTAAGCCAACGGGCGGCCGTATATTGCTATTTGAAAGTAGTAGAGTAGAACGCGACGGCATTAAAAAGATGCACAAAAACATTGATAGTTGTAAATTCCCGTTGTAATAATTAACTTTACACGTTTCATAATTGTTAAGGCCATCCTTCGGGGTGGCTTTTTTGTTTTGTTACCCTTACTTTATTACAAATGGGGCAGTAATTACCCCTTATTCTATTACAAAAGGTAAATTTTCTAAAAATAATTTGCGTCTGTAAGCCTTGTAAATACTAGCATCTTAAAAATAATGTTAAAAAAATGCAACTTTTTTTTGTTAATAACGATTAAGTGTATATATTTGCATATACAAAAACGACAACGTTATGAAAACAACACTAAACTACAAAGGCTTTCAAATTGAAGAAACAATGCAAGAAGGCGGCGCTACTACGGCAGTAGCTTATTTAAACGGACAAGTTATGTTTGGTACATTTAGCCATTTAGACACGCTTACCGCTTACGAAAAAATGATAACAAAAATTAACAACTACTTAAATAAATAAGCCATGAGCAAAGAACAAATTTTAGACCTTATCAGAAGCCAAGAGGCTGAGATGTATCAAGACCTTCTCTACATGCGTCAGCGCTTTGGTGCTGATGACAAGGCAACACGCTACGCAGCGGCGCAATGGGCTGCAATTAATAACCTTTTAGATAAAATACAAGATGAAGAAAATCTTTAACGAATACCGCGCATTTAACAAAGACGAAAAAGATTTAGCGCATAGCATCTTAGTAGGCCTAGTTTTGTTTATTGGTTTCTTTTGGTTGGTAAGTACAAACACCCCGCCACGTGTAGACCACGCGACAACAGACCCGCAAACGTACAAGCAAAACACGTACGAACTAAAGACAAGTTACACAAAGTACATGAACCACGTTTATAACGACAAATTTAAGTAACATGATAGCACCCGAAATTAAAGACTTTGAAGTTTACAAAGCTAGCGGTAAGAACCTAGTTTACTTAATGGTAACCCTTTGGGATGAGGGCGACACAGAAACCAACGGCGAAATACTAGCCGAATACGAAATAGAAATTTACGACGCTTACGCAAATTATAAAATAACTAAAAAAACATACCAT